ATGAGCCCATCTGTTAAACCTTTTAATGAAGCCAAGTACAAGGCTTTGATGGATGGGCTGGAATGCAGTGAAATTCGTTTTAATGAAATTCACAATTGGAATCCAATCTTTAGGATTGATGCAGAGTTTTACAACAAGAGAGCTATCACTATTGATACACAGATTAGAAAAATGTCACATCTTTGTTTAAATAAAGAAGATGTTGTAAGTGGCCCCTTTGGTTCAACATTAAAGAGTGCATCTTATTTGTCTGAGGGACCTGTTCCATTTATTAGAATTGAAAATATAAAAGGTGGATTTTATGTTAATACATTAAACATTATGTATATTTCTGAAAAAGACAATAATCGTATTAAAAATTCCGCATTAAGGGTGGACGATATAGTATTGTCAAAAGTAGGAAATAGCATTGGATATTTTGCACGTATAGATAAGCGAATACCCTATTGTAATATTAGTGAAAACAATATTGGTATTAAGTTAGAAAAGTATCAAGAAAGTTTCAAGCATTATTTAGTTGCTTATCTTAACTGCTCACTTGCTCAAAAGTTAGTAGCTCGAAGAACAAGTGGCAATGCTCAACCTAAACTTAATGTTGGAGATATGTGTTTAATTCCGATTCCCACCTTTTCAGATGCTTTTTATAAAGTAATAAGTAATCTCATAATCAATAGTGAGAATTTAATTGCAGCATCTCAAGAAAAATACCGTTACGCCGAAAAGATGCTGGTTTCCACTATTGATATGGTAGATCGAAGTTCAACTAAAATCATAACGTCGCTCAAATCTCTTTCGGAAAGTTTTTTGACAAGTGGTCGTTTGGACGCAGAATACTACCAACCCATATACGATGACTATAAGGCGGCTTTGAAAACGGAAGATACCGTATATACCCTGTGTAATCTATATGATAAAAATTTTGTTCCTAAAGACGACGTTGAATATGCTTACATCGAACTTGCAAACGTGGGCAATTCTGGTGACATAAATGATGTTGATAGTGTGCTTGGGAAAAATCTTCCATCAAGAGCTCGTAGAAAGGTAAAATCAGGTCAGGTTATTATTGCATCTGTTGAAGGCTCCTTACAAAGTTGTGCGCTAATTACAGATGAATATAGTGGTGCATTGTGCTCTACAGGGTTTTATGTGGTTGACTCTGATTATATCAATCCGGAATCACTTCTTGTTTTGTTTAAATCTAAACCGATTCAAGCGTTATTAAAGCAACGCTGCTCGGGCACAATTTTGACTGCTATTACAAAAGACGAGTTTTTGAGTATGCCTTTGCCGAAAATCGAGCAATCCGTACAAAAACAGATTGCCACGAAAGTGCAAGAATCCTTTGCCCTGCGTCATCAATCTGAACAACTTCTTGAAAATGCAAAACGAGCAGTTGAGATTGCTATTGAGCTGGGAGAAGAAAAAGCTATGAAATGGTTGAAAGGTAAAAATGCGGAGGTATAACTATGTCAGAGATACAAACATATAAGAATTGGAAGGCTGTTACTGAAGCTGATTTCGTGTCACTTTTTATCAAGACTTGGTTTGCCTATATTTCTACATTACGAGTAATGTTTCCTGAAGCACAAAACACTCGAGGAGACGGCAAATATTTGTATGCCTACAATAAGTTCTACCTCCAAGAAGGCAGAAAGAAGTTTATAGTAGACGATACAATAATGGGACATATTGAAGCTTTGTATCGTGAAGGCAGAAAGATGATTATGGAGAACTATCCGGAATATTATTTTTGGGATTTTTACAGAGCGAACGAAGACTTCGAGTATACTTATCGTGATGTTCCGCCTGACAAATCAGAGTGTTTGATTGTCGGTATGAAGATGAACCGAAATCGCGGTACAAAATGGAGTTTCGTCATTACTGGGTTCGTACGATTGTTCGGTAAACATTACGGCGTAGAATATAATGAAAATGTACAATTTGCTTGTAATATTTCAGATGTTTTATCTCAATCAACCGATTACATAAGCAAGCACCCAAAGACAAGCGAACAAGACTATTTGTCTTGGATTCTAAGGGAAATTAACAGCGAAGTAAGTCATAGTATAATTCAGGCATTCAAAGAACATTATGAACATACGACATATGCTTCAAGACAATTAACCAAAATTCAGAGTTTGGAAAAACGAGCACTCTCAATTATATGGTCTATATTTACGCTTAATGCAAAGGATGATAGCAATAAAACGTACGATGAAATGATTCGGTCACGCAATTCATACGAAGTTATAAGGCAAAACCCTTTGAATTATTTTGAATATCATATGGAAGTTGATTTACAGCCTAATCGAGTTTTGACAGCCAGCGAAGAATCGTGGTATAAAAAGCTATACGAAACAAGAAATCAAAATAGCGTAATTTGGTTTTTAAGTTTTGTCTATCGTTTAAGGAATGCACTTTTTCACGAAATTATCGACCCATTAAACGAAGAATGGCAATTGATTTTCAAAAATGCATATCTTGTGCTAAAGGAAATTGTAGATTTGAATATCTCAGAAATAGGAAAAACCGCTATTGCTGAAAACAGTGTCGTTTAGCTATAAGAGTTAAGTTAAAACCATTTAGTGTACAGCAAGGTCTTAGGGTGCACCCCCTAACGAGGTATTTGGTAACCGTGGTTATCCAAATACACTGCTCGCTAAGATTAAGCAGAAAACTTCGGCTCATACAAAACAAGGCACAACCAACGGATTCTTTTGTTCCGAAGGCTGTGCCTTTTCGTTATATTATGTATAAATTACTTTGACTTTTTTCTTCTTGGCTTGCAGAATTTTGAGCAGAATATCATCAATACAGTCCGTATATTTGCCAGCTGAGATAAGCGTGTTTTTCTCTGAAATAAGGCTTTCGATTATTAGTTTTCGTTCTTCCGGTGTGAGATAAATATGATACTTTCTCATACAAATATCACTTCCGTGTTAACGATTTCACTTGCTCGATTTCGGATGTTATTCATCTTCTGAACCCATAACATCATATCTTTGGCTTTCAGACTTTCTGTAACATTTTCTTTTTCGGCAAGTGATTTCACAAGCTGCTGAAATATTTTTTCGGCTCGTATATCTACCTCTGTAATGTGCTTGTTAAGTATGCCTTTTGTTAAATAGTTGTAGTAAATTATGCGGTGATTTTCTTTCAGATGTCTTAGATATCGCTGTCCCCACACACCAATTTCAAATGGTTCTTCCTTTGGTAGTACAAATGTCGGCAGACTGTAATCACCGTTTGCTTTATAAGTTCCGCCAAGATTTTCATAAATAGATTTCATTGAAAATCCTCCTTTGTTTTTGTGTAATTACATTTTACAAAAGATTTTTCAATAAAACCAATGTGCCGATTGCAGAAAAATAGGCACCAACCAATTTGGTCAGTGCCTATTTTCGCCCTTGCAATGCCGATTTTACTGTGTTTTTAGAATACTTCCTTATAAACACTCAGCATTTGGTATCTCTTTTTTTGGTCGAGGTGACACAGAACTGAACTAGCCTTCTACGAAACAGTCCACCGGACTGTTTCTTCCGAATTCGCACTTCGCTTTTGCTCGTCGAATTCGGAGAAGCCTGCCGCAAATTCAAGTCTTGTTCATACTGATAAATAAAAAAAGATACCTTTCATCTGGTATCTCTTTTTTATGGTCGAGGTGACACAGAACTGAACTAGCCTTCTACGAAACAGTCCACCGGACTGTTTCTCCCAAATTCGCACTTCGCTTTTGCTCGTCGAATTCGGAGAAGCCTGCCGCAAGTTCAAGTCTTGTTCATACTGATAAATAAAAAGAGATACCTTTCATTTGGTATCTCTTTTTTATGGTCGAGGTGACAAGACTTGAACTTGCGGCCTCTGCGTCCCGAACGCAGCGCTCTACCAAGCTGAGCTACACCTCGAAATATTAAATTGAAGCACTGATATGCAACAAACAAGAGTATATACGAAAAAAAGAAAAAAGTCAAGAGAAATTCAACTACTTTTCAACATACAAGGCAAAAAGCAATGAAAGAATTTCTTCCATTGCTTTTTCATTACGTGTTAGCGCCTATCTTATACAAACATAGCAATATGCAACACCCGACTCATTAAGACAAACAACTTCGTTCATAATACCCTTAAGGTTTTGAGAAACTTTAAGAGTTTTTCTGTCATCTCTAAAACGCAAACCGTTTGTAGTACCAAAGGTAGAGCCGTAAGCCGTATAAATATAGTCTTTGCTATTTGGCGCATCCCAAACGTGAGGGGTAACGCCTGTCGGAAAAATAATAACTGCGCTCGGATCAAATGGGCAAGCGGTTGCAATTTCACGAACACTTTCATTATTGCCATAATAAATATTGCAATAAACATTCGTATTCCATTTGTTTCTTTCCTCCTCAGACACGTGGCAGGACATATCGTTTTTATGGTCTATAATTTGCTTATCGATAATCAAATTATCATTACAAAAATCTTCTCTTTTAGGTTTGTCCCCACCGAGCCAAAGATTAAGCCCTATTTCTGTTTTATTTGTGCTGCTCATTGTGCACCTCCTAAACTGTCTATAAAATTAAATGATATTTTTGCAATTTTGTCCCAATCGTCTGCATTATAATTAAGCGCATCAAGCGCATCGAAATCATAAATACACTCATTCGCCTGCATAACAACACCGGGACAAATATATTTTTCAAAATAAGAAATATTTTTTAAAACTTGCGATAAAAAAGACTCTTTACTGCCGCCGGCAGAAAAAACAAAATTCGATACGCTAAACGTCATATTTTTATCAAAAGTTTTCAAACATTCCTCTTTAAATTCATCATATTTATATTTAACAAAACCTTGCGATAAGCCTTTTTGAACATTCTCATAGTTAATCTCATCCAAATCGAGTAAATCGCACATCATTTTAATGCCGTAATCCTTAGCCGAATCACAAAACACTTCAGAAAGTATTTTATCAAAATATTCTTCCACAAGCATCATTCCCGCATCAATAGCTTTAATCATGGCATAATTGAATCCGTTTCTTCTTACGTTCAAATTAAGCGCAGACAAAAGCGACGAAAGCCTGTAAATGCGTGTATTGCTAACATTCATAAAGTTCGACCTCCAAATTGTCGAGAAGAATATAGCCGTCGCCGTCGCAAAGAATACAATCGCCCAAAACATTTGTTCCGCTTATTTCAACGCTTTGAACGCTGTCGATTTTCAGCGCCGCCTTTCTAATCTCATCAAGTGAAATATTATAGTTTATTTTATTGCGTGTTAAAATTTCATAAATGTTATCATATATTTCTTGCTTTTGTGACACCTCATCAGAAATACTGTCAACATTAGCCTTGACCTTTATCGATACATGTGTCTTTTTGGCATACTCAATATGAATTTTAACACCAAACAATTCAATTTGCGGAAATGCTTTTTTGATACCTTCCAATTCTTCACTCGTGAGTTCTCCGGGGCAAGAAACAATTACCCTAACGCTTCCGGGGGTGTCGCTTTGCTTTATTGAGCAATCTTTAATATTGCCAATGTTTTTAATTTCAAGTTCAATTGAACTTTTATTAAAATAATTAAGCGGAATTTTAAATGTTGACATAATTCTTTTTCTAAACGAGCCGTCGCTTTCGTCATCGCTTCCGCCTGTTATCGGATACGCATTAAACGCATACTCAATCCCCGACGGAGGATTAACAAGAGTCAGTAAATTGTCGCCCTCTAAATTGTATTTTTCTCCGTTTCCCAAAGCGGTACAGGAAACCGATATACTTGTATTGCCCGCTTTAAGAATAACCGTTTCATCTGTTGAATACTGAATAAGCGGATAATTCGGTTTTGAGCAAACAGTTCCCTTTTCAATAACTATATCGCTTGCAATTGCCTCATTAATGCCAAATGTAAGCGTACCCTTTGCTTTAGTACCGAGCTTTCTTTTGCAATCACGCAACGCACCGTGACGGTCAAGATATCCTCCCGTTGCAGTTTGAACAAACGCTTGCTTTAAAATAAAATCGCCGTAGCATGACAAGCCGTAAAGCTCGCTTGCAATTGCTTCAAGCTTTTTTTCATCAATAGAATTTTCAGCAATTTCCCTGCCAAGTTCTTTATTGTAAGCAGCTTTCATATTCTGCAAAATTTCATTATATGTAGACTTCATATTACAACGTACACCTGCCTTTCCTCATTATTAATAAGAACATCAACTGTAATTAAATTTTCGTTTTTGATATATGTAACATTTTTAACATATACCCCGTCAAGCTTTGATAAAGCCATTCTGATAAACGACAGCATAAGCCTTTCGTTTCCTTTTGCCTCGTGTATTCTGCTGCCGAAATCTTTGTCGGGATAGAATTCTCCTTTTTCGCAAAAAACAGCCGAGCGGCACAAATTAATAATATCGGCTGTTTTTTCATTAATATCACTCAATAATTTTGCCCTCCTTTGATATAACCAATCCGTTTATCACTATGCTTCCGTCATTTTTGAGGTGAATATATGCACCGGAAAGAGATGTGATTTTAATTTCTCCGTATTCAACATTTGAACTATCGTTTTCAACTCCTATGCAAACCTGCTCTCCTCCGCCTTGAGTAAGCAAAAGCCTTTCACCCTTAGGTATACAAAAATTGTAACCGTAGGGAGAGTAAAAATTAACATTTCTTTCAACGCCTGTTGAAGTTGCCTCAACAGCACCGTTTGAGCTCATAGTAACCTTGCCGCATTCAACTGCTGGCACTTTTTGCTCTTTAATAATCTGCTTGCTAATCCACATAATTTACCTCCGAGATATCAATATTTTTTCTTAAAATAAGTTTTGTTTGCTCAGCGTTTTCATCAATGGAATAAACCTTCTCAAAAAGCAGATAATCATTAAAATCACCAAGTTTACCGCTGTAATAAAACCGCTGTAAAAGCTCGCTTTCAACATAACCTTTAAGCGTTATTTCAAGGCGCTTATAATCCTTGAACGAATCTTTGAGCATTTTAGAAATTTTATAATTTCTCTGCCAACTCGGAAGCGCCGCAAGATTTACATATCTTTGCCTTGAAAATCCTAATTTTTCAGCAAGCTGCGAATAGGTGTGGCAATCGTAAAGATACGAAAATTCCTTTTTATAATTAACTGCTGAAATCGGTTCGCTTCGATTTATTATGCTTTTGGCCGAAATCACTGAAAAATCATTAAGGCTTAATATATTTTCGCTCGGTTTCAACATAAAAATTTCGTTATCGGCATTAATCCTTATTGAATTGCCGGTAATTGTTGAAACAAGCAAATTGATGGCACCGTAAAGCGAGGAGCCGCTTGAAACTTCATATTTTTTAAACGTGCAAATATCGTCAAGCTTATAAGAAAAGCCGAACGGTTTTGCATAAGCGTCAAACAGACTTTGAGCGCTCGGACGATTATATGTATAAGCGAAAGCATCGTTGTCAACCAAAAGGCAGGCGCTTGAACGAGCATAAATATATGTTTCAAATCCTCTTTCATCAGCAGTTGTCCTCTGGCAATCGCAATAGCCGTTAAATATCAGTTTGTTATTTTTATAAGCATATACTCTCTCAATTTCATCAAGCGATTTGCCGCCGATAATTTTAATGCTTAGACTGTCGCAAGCAACCTCTGCCGTCTGTGTTAAAACGGCTGAAACAATACTGCTTGGTATTATTTCCTTTCCCAACGTTGTCACTAAAACAATTTTCATCTCAGCTTCATCCGATCCCCTTTCTTTATTGAAAACGGACTTTCTATATCATTTAATTGCATAATTTCGTCAACGCTCATATTTGCCCTTGCCGCAATATCAAAAGCATTATCCCCGTCATATGCAACAATATAATCGAGAGGAGCAATTTCCTTTTTATCATCACACACCTGAGTAAACTCAAATTCATACTCGATTTTACCAAGCGTTGCACTTGAATCATACTTAAACTCGGTGAAAATTGCCTCAATAGGATAAAGCGACGGGCAATGAAGTTCGCCTGCACCTCCCTGCCTTAAAAGATATGACAGGCGAGCGCATTTTTCGTCTGCATCGTCTGAGAAAAAAGTGCCCTTTCCTTTAACGATAATCGGTTTTTGTGATATATCCTGAATAATTCCTTTTCCGTCATAGACAGAAGTGTTTGAAACATCACGAGAGGTAATAACCTGAATATATGACGGATTTGTATCAAACACAAAATCCTTAAATCTCATTTTAAATTCTTTCATTATTCACCTGCGGATTTATCATATCGATTTTTATCAAGGCGGATAATTTCACTTATATTTTCCGCCTGTTCATATTCCTCATTCACCGCTTTCACCTCCGAAATCAATATTTGTGCCGAATGAAAAATAGCCGTTAAGCCTATATCCCTTGGCTTGCTTTACATATTCAAGAGGCTGTGCTTTTATTGAAGTAATATTAAATTTTTGGCTTACCCTGCAAATATTTAAAAACACATCCTTTGCAAAAGCAGAATTATTTTTCTCGGTGAATATACCGACCTTAATTTTGACATTTGCATATTTTGTATCATCGCCAAGCTCTATCGGCGTAATTTCCATCTCGTCAAGACCGACACAAACAAACGTATTTTTTATTTCACCGGCATAAGATACATTTTCAAAAGGCTTGATGATTTTAATATTTTTAAAGAAATAATCAGCTTTAAGAGATTTTGCAAAGGTGATTATAAAATCATTAATATTCATCGTATTCTGCCTCCTTAATTTCTCTTAAAATGCCTGTATAATAAATAACCTCGTCGTTTATTTTCACTGCATTTTTTCTCAAAAATTTATACTTGCCCGACGAGGTTTGCAAATATCCGTTATCGCTTATTTCCATAACATTGTGCGTTTTCGGACCAAGATACAAATGATATCTCGCTTCATTTATTCCAAGTTCTGTAACATCATCGTCAAATGCACTGCTCTTTTTTCGCCACAAGGGATTTACGGTGCATTTAAACGGCATTGAGTTCCATTCTCCGTCATAAAGCGTTGCCTCAATTCCGATTTTATCAAGATGATTTTTTATAATATATCCGCTTCTCATATTACACCGCCTCAAAAGCAAAATGATTGTTTTTAATCAGCGAGGCACACTGTTCAAGAGCAAAATTGTATATTGCCCTTGCATTTTCAAGCGCAGAAGACGCGTCAAGCGAATATGACACATCTCCTGCCTTAAACGAAGTGATATCGTCTGACTGATTAGTAAGCATATATCGATAATAAGCCTTTGCAGCGCAAAGAAATATTACGCAGGAATTATTTTCGTCATCGCTGCTTTTTAAAAGTGAATTTATATATTCACATTCCATTTCGATAAGCGATTGATATTTTCCCGCATCTTCCTCACTCAAAGACGAAAGAGTGATAAACTCCTCTTTAATTTTACTTAAATCAGTCATAATAAATCACCTTATTTTGCCTTAACAAGCATAGCAACGGCATCAGGGAAAATGTTTGAGAAACCAACAATTGTAGATACTGTTGCTCTTTCAATCTGACGGTCGATAAGCTTGTCAAAATCTGTTGTAATGTCTGACGCAATTACTCTTTCAAACGCATAGTTTTTATCAATTGCAATAAGGGTATCGGAATCCATTTCCTTTAAGCAATAAACCTCTGCACCGAAAGGAGTAACCATTCTGCCTGTGCCGTGAAAATCAAGACCTGCGTTTGCATCTCTCATTTCAGGTAATTTAAGAAGTCTTGCAAATGACTTAGGGTCAACAATTATTGTTGTAAGATTGTAAGGCTTCATCATTGTGTAAATATCAATAAGATTATCATAAGTAAATGTATCACCGGTATATGTAATCTTATTTACGGTTGGTTTATCAATTGTTGCAAGTGCATCGTATGCCTCATAATAAACCATATTTTCACCGATTCTGCGAAGTGTGATTGAGAAAAGGTCAAGCTTTTGGAACTTGATTGCCTCATATGATGCGGAAATCATCTTGCCGTATTTTTTAAGCTTAGTAAGCTTGTCTTTCACAGTAATCTTTACATCTGAAAATGCACTGCCCTCGGCAACATTTATAAAGTCAACCAAATCAGTTGTATCTTCAAGCGAAATAGACCTGTAATCAAGCGAATCAATATAAGATGTGGTTGCAATGATTTTATCTACGGTGCACGCCTCTCTCATACCGAGCTTAATAGAACGGGATACAAATTCAGGAAAAAGAGCTGCTGAATCGGAAGTTTGGAAAAACTTTGAAACAGTATCGCAGTTTTCGCCCGAAACCTTAATGTCAAATCTTTTAAGCTGACGTTCGTATGCGTCAAGGCCTTCAAGAGATGTGCCCTTGTAGTTTTCTGACGGGTCAAGTGCCTCAAGTGCCTGAGTGAAAGACTTACCTGTGGTGTATAAACTTTTTTCAATTCTAATGTTATCGTATGACATAAATTAATTCCTCCGTTAATTATAATTTAAATTGATTTACTGTATTATTTGTTTTTGTGTCATTACTTTTAATTTGAAGATGAGCGGTGCTTTCACGGTTTTTCTTTGTGAAAGCTTCTTTAAAGGACAAAAGTTCCTTTGCGGTCATAACCTGTGCCACAGAGGAAAAAGCCTTAATATCCATCTCCGGCATAGCCTCTGCGCAAAGCTTTATAACCTCGTTTGCAAGGCTTTTCTTGTACTTTCTGCCAAGCTCTGCCTCATCCTCAAGTGAGTCAACATAATTCAAAAGCGAATCAAGCTGAAATTTTGATACCGTAGTATCGTCGCTCATATTTTTGAGCGTCTTAATAATATCCTCCATATTATTCTCCTTTGTAAATTCAAATGCTTTTGTAACTCCTGCCTGTCTTTGCGCAGGAACGGCCACAAAACTGAACTCATACGCATCGCTGATATCTGACAAAATTGTGCAGGCGGTTTTGCCCTTATATTCTTTGCCCGAAACGTGTTCGCATCTGCACTGCCTTTTATCCTTGCCGCAAATTGAACAGGTTGCTTTTTTTGATGAGCAGGAAACTGAAACTTCCTTTTTAATTCCTGCGTCAAGTTCGTCAATAAATCCTTTGTTTTCCTCGTTTTTGAGCATATAAGCCTTTGCCTTTAGCGTATAATAAGGCTCACCGTCGGCTGTTTGTCCATTGCCTTTTTCAATCCATGTTTCAAAAACACGTGCCTTTTGGTCGCTCGATTTCATTGAATGGTCGCTGATACCCGTTTTGCCGACAAAAAGCGTTTTAAGTTCATTAAGCGCCGATAATGAAAATTTTTCAAAATCCCTGTCTATGTCGTTATCGCAAAGAATAACAGTAAAAACATAAAGACTGTCTGCGTCAAACTCACGCCTTGTATACTTATTGATCTTTTTCAAGTCCTCAGTGCTTGGACTAAAACCTTTTTCTACATAACCAAAGCTCAATTTTCAATCTCCCTTCTTATTTTTTCTGCCTGTTGCGTATAAAGCTGTGCCTTAGCCTCGTCACATTCATCCTGAAGTGTAATTTTCTTCCATTCGATATTCGCCTCATAAGGCAAGGCATTTATTGCAAGATACATATTGCCGATTTGCTTAATCACAGGTTCAAGAATACGTCTGTACGATTCAAGCTCGCTTGTCAATATATCTGCCTGCTGCGTGCTCATTCTCTCTGTTGACGACCAACTAAGACCAAGCATAAACGGCGGAAGCCCTGTTTTTGCAACAATCTGTTCAAGAAGCTGTCTTACAGGGATTTCACTGTCAAGCACAGCATTGTCTGCACCGATTACCTTAACGCTCACATCCCCGACTGCCACAAAATCCTTAACGGTATTTGAATTCATGGCATCTTTCCACGCATTTGCAACGGTTTGCGCCGTTTCGTTTGCGTTTGAATAAGCGCTGTCCTTATCCGGCTTGCAAATAACAGAATATCGAAGATTTCCCGCATGCTTCCAATTTTCGCCGATTGTATTATAAATTTCGAGCAAAATATTGCTTACAAACGGCAAACCGGAAAGCAAACTTGTGCCGCACAAATCGGAAGGCTTAGGATTTAAAACAGAATATAAAATCAAATTCGGCTGATTGATTTTGGAGCCGTTATTATAAAAATCGACATCAATTCCGTTTTTTGCCCTTTTAAGCTCAATTGACGAAAGCTCGCTGTTATAAAGCGCATATATCCCGTCTGAGCACATAACTATTTCGCCTATTGCCGTGCCGAAGGTTAAAAGCTGATTAAGATAATTTGAAACGAAAGAGGTTATCCCCCTTTGGTTTCCGCCGACATTTATCGACTCAAAATACGAGTTCATCATATCGTTTATTTTTTCATTGCCTGTATCAAACCTAAAGCCCTCGCAAAGTCGCACAATTTTATTAATTGCGGCGTCTAAAATAGGAACCGCATTTCTAAGCTCGGCATATACTCTCGATTCGCCGTTAATAGGCATATAACTTGTAAGATTAAAATAAGGATGATTTGTAGCGATTGACGTTTGAACCGCACATGCAGCATTTGAATTTTGACTTTTCTTTTTTCTTAAATCTAAAATTTTCAAAGCTAATTCCTTTCTATTGCAAAAGACGCAAACGAATTTCCTTGTCCCTCTCTGCCCAAAACAGTAGCAACAAAATATCGTATATCGTCCATTGCGTGGTCATTTTCTTTTTTAACCGCATCCTTTTTTATACTGTCATCCCAGCGATAGATTGAAAATTCTCTTATTGCGTCGGCACAGCAGGGATATATAAATATCTCCCCATCCTTGAGTGCCTGGCACACTCGGTTAATACCCGATAGAACATCATTATTCGCTTTGATAACACGAAATTTTTTGTGCCTTAAAACAGTTTGAATAAAAGATGCAGCTGACGGGTCGATAATCAAAGCTGTTATATCCTTGCCGTTCGCAAGTCTTTCAAGCTCACGGTAATATTCCTCATCTGTCAGCTGAATACCGTTGTCTCTGCCTGAATAATAATACTCGTCAAGCCGATACCACTTGCCGTCGCACTCACCCCAAAGGCCTAAAGAAAAAGGATTTACCGTTCCGTAGTCGCACGAAAGATAATATCGTGAAAAACCGCCGTCGCACCTTTTTATGTGCCTTTCAGGTGAAAACATAGGATAAACAAGACCTTGAGCCGTGACCCATTTCCCCTCAATAAATCGCTCATAAAAAGCGCCCGAATAAAGACTTTTATATCTTTTTTTAACGCTTTCGGACAAAGAGGGATTGTCGTCCATAGTGAAATGGATATACAAAACATTTTTTTCTTTGGCTTTTTTTATCCATTCCATATAAAACCAATGATAAGGATGCTCCGGATTGCAGTTGAAAAAGTATTTTGAATTTTCAAGAGAGCATCTTGCAACCGCCTGTTCAACAAAACTTCTCGGCATAAGCGCAACCTCGTCGAGCATAACGCCACCCAAAGTCATACCCTGAATGAGTGATGCACTTGATTCATCTCTGCCGCCGAAAAGATAGTAACGGTTAGTCACATTGCCTCTTGAAATCGTAACCATATTCCTGCTAATCCTGTAATCAACGCTGAAACCAAGCTCTTTAAGCGTCGGCAAAAGCGGAGTAATAACATTTCTCCTAAGTGAAGAAATTGTTTTCCCACAAATGGCAAACGAAGTATCGCAAAAAGCATAAAAGGACCAACAAATAAACGATATACCCATACAAAGCGTTTTGCCTGACCTTACGGCGCCGTCGCAGATTATTCCGTTTTTATTTTTAACGTCACTGCCATTGCACCACCAATTCAAAACGGCAAGTTGCTTTTTTGAAAACGGGATAAATCTATTCATCAAATTCCTCCGTATAATGCCTTTTAGTCGCCTGCGTACTTTTTTCCAATGCCTCATAAAATGAGGTCGGCGACTTGTCCGTTTGCTCATTCACCATTTCTCTGATTTTGTCAATAGCCTTAAGCCTGTCAAAAAATTTAATCTCCATTCCGCCTCCCTTTGGGCGCTTGATTTCGCTTACGTTAAACAAATCAAGCGTGTTAAGCTTTTGGAGTATTTTTTCCTCAGGCTCGAAAAGCAGGCTGACCGCATCCGTTATTTCGCCGAATGCAAGACGTCTTAAGCCGTCGCATACCTCCTTTTCGCTTATCTTCTTTCTGCGTGACAT